TTGCTCTCAACAGTGTTGTAGAATTGCTACAAACAAACGAATTATGGAAAAGTATTATGCAAAAAAGGCAAGGCTTTCTGGAAAAGTTAGACTGTGTGAGTGTGGATCAAAGCTTAGCATGTATAGTCCAGATCCAATTTGTACACTATGCTACGAGGCAAAAAAGAAAGAAAAAGCGGTAACGGCAATGGGAGTTGTTAAAAATGCAGCAATTAAAGCTTCAAAAACAAAAAGCAGATAGGGTTCTGGGTATTGATGCCTCAACAGCATCAGTAGCCTTCTGCTTATTTGAGGACGGTGCTCCTATTAAGATGGGAAAGCTTCCTATTGTTGGAGCCACTATCTATGATAAAATTAAAGATGCCAATACAAAGGCTAAAGTAATTGCAAATGTCTGCAAGGCTGACTATGTAGCAGTTGAATCTGCTATTATGGTTCGCTCTGCAGATGCAGGTATTAAAATTGCTATGATCGTTGGTGCTATACTGTCTGTTATTCTTAAACCAGAAACACAGGTAGTTACAGTAGCACCAGTTTCCTGGCAGTCTTTTATTGGAAACAAAAACTTTACTAAGGCAGAAAAGTTGCAGGTGGAAAAAGATTTTCCTGGAAAGTCTGCTTCTTGGTATAAAAACAAGATTAGAGAAATTAGAAAGCAAAGAACCATGGATTTCTTTAATGATAAATTTAATACATCAATCTCAGACAATGATGTTGGTGATGCATGTGGGATATCCTACTATGCATATAAGAAGCTTACGGAGAGAATATGAGCAAATTATACCAGTCCCAGTCCTGGCTTACCAAAAGGTATATAATTGATCGTAAAACAATTGAAGAGATTTCAAAAGAATGTGATACTAGCCATCAAACTATTTATAGATACCTAGTAAAGTTTGATCTTATTAGGAATCAAAGGAAGTGGACAAAGTGATTGAAAGAAACATTTGGCAAACCTATGAGTGTTCCCAAGAAGATTTACCAGACTATGCTAAAGAAGGAATTGATTCTTGGGTACGTTATAATCGTAAATGGGAGCATAATTATATGAGTGCTCAGGATAGAGAAAACTTTTTTAAAACCGAACACAGTCCAGAGGTTTATGACACATACATGAAGATGCCAATGGGAGTAATGAAAGCTGGTCTTTGGAGGTTTGCAATACTTTATTCTTATGGAGGAGTTTATGCAGACCTGGACACTACCTGCAAGTATAAAATTTCTAAGTGGCTACCGAACTGGTATGATATGGTTGTTGATATTGAAGGAGACACTCCTTGGTATGCTACACAAGTAATTGCAGCAAAGGCTGGTCATCCGTTTTTAAAAAACGCAATAGATATGTGTGTTGAAAGAGTAAAGCTTGGCGATTGGACTATTCCCAATATGGTTCATTATTATACAGACGTTGGAATGTTTACGGACAGTCTAATGGAATCAATGGGGCTTCCACCGCATGAAGGAGATCTTAGAATAAAGGCTGGGGAGTACAACGAATGTCCAGCAGCAAAAGAAAACATGTTCTTTTCTTTTCATGGGGACGACTCCAGAGTGCTGCTTGATAAGTATGTTCAGCACTTATATTGGGGAGACGTTGGTCGTAAAGAAGGATATATAGCTTGGAAAGCAGACCCAATTGTAAATCAATCTTACAAAGATGGGTTTGATCCAGGAGATTGGAAAGCCTAATGCCTACAATTGGAATTCTTCCTGCATCTGGAAAAGCATCACGAATTGGAGGCATACCAAAATTTGCTTTGCCAATATCAGATGATAGGTGTTTGCTTCAATGGCATGTAAATCAAATGCTAGAGGTATGTGATGAAGTTCGTGTGTCAACAAGACCTGAGTGGGTTCCAATTATTCAAAATATGGATATGAACATTAAACTTATCGTAAGAGAGCCATCAACTATGTCTGATGCGGTAAAGTTTATGGTTGGAGAATACAATGACACAGTTCTTATTGGTATGCCAGATACATATATTTTAAATTCAACAAAGAACATCTACTCTGAGTTAATAAAAAATCAAAACAATGCAGATCTGGTATTAGGAATATGGAATTGTCCAGATGAACTTAAGGGCAGAGTTGGTCAGGTATCAGTAAGAGATAATAAAGTTATGGCATCAAAAGATAAAACAGATAATTGTGACTATGAATATCTTTGGGGAACTTTACTTTTTCGTAAAAACATGATAAGATATGTAGACCCAAATAAGAATCACCCTGGGGAACAAATACAGGAATGGATTACTTCAAGATTTAATATAGAGGCTGTTAAAAATGAAGGAGAGTACATGGACATTGGTACTTTAAAAGGATTAAAAGATTTATATAGAAGAATGGAAAATTAAATGCACGAGTACAAAGATGAAAAGTTTCACATTGAAGTTGATCAAGTAAACCACCCAACTCATTACACTAGCCATCCCAGTGGTATTGAAGCAATTCAAGTTACTCGTCACATGAACTTTAACCTTGGTAATGCCATGAAGTATATCTGGAGGGCTGGAATCAAAAATGATGAGAAGCACATTGAAGATTTACAAAAAGCAATCTTTTATATTAATGATGAAATAAATAGACTTGAAGGAAAATACAATGCCAACGTATGAGTATACTTGCTTAGAGTGCGACAATACTATAGAAAAGCCAAATGTAAATGTTGATGATAGAGATCACCAACAATGTGAGACCTGTGGTAATGTTTTAAATAGAGTTTGGACAATAGGAAATGTTTCTGTTTGGGCTCCAACTGCAGGTGGATACCGCTAAATCCTATATTTTGCTGTATAATGTACATATAAGAAAAGGAATTAGTTATGTCTGAAATTGAAATTGTTGACCGTATGGAAAGCATTAATCGTGTTGCAGAAGAATTTTTAAGAGGAAATACCAATCCTGCTGCAATTGCTAAAATTACTGGCATGAAAAAAACCGAAGTACAAGAGTATTTAGACGAATGGAAAACCATAATCCATAGCGATAGACAGGTTCAAATTAGAGCTAGAGAGGCTCTAAGTGGTGCAGACCAACACTACTCCATGCTAATTAAAGAAGCCTGGGCAGTTGTTGAAGAGGCAGATAGAAGTGCTCAGCTTTCACAAAAGACTGCAGCCTTAAAACTTATTGCAGATATTCAGGCTAAGCAAATGGACATGCTTCAAAAAGCAGGTATGCTGGATAATAATGAGCTTGCAGAAAAAGTTGTAGAAACAGAAGATAAGCAAAAGCTCCTTGTTGAAATTATTAGAGATACAGTATCTGCCTGTGAAAGATGTAAGCCGTTAGTTTTTGGAAAGTTAAGTAAAGTTACAGGTCAAGCAGAGGTCCTATAGTGTTTGAAGATATTATAGATCTTCTTGGTGGTGACGAGTTTGAAGAAAAACCAGTAGCACTTGAAGAGTTCGTTGTTAGTGAAGAATACTTAGGGCTACCACCACTTTCACAATATCAGTATCAAGCCATTCGTGCAATGAGTCAAATTTATAAAGAACAAACTTTACTAAACATCTATGGCAAAGATGACGGTCTTAAGCGTTGGAAACAAACTTGCAACGAAGTAATCTTGCAGCTTGGTAAAGGTTCTGGTAAAGACTATATGTCAACTATTGCTGTTGCGTACATTGTTTATCTTTTATTGTGCCTTAAAGATCCACAAAGATATTACGGCAAACCCCCAGGTGATGCTATAGATATTCTTAATATTGCTATTAACGCTGAGCAAGCAAAAAATGTTTTCTTTAAAGGTTTTAAGATGCGTTTAGATAATTGTCCTTGGTTCCAGGGCAGGTATACAACAACTGCACAATCAGTAAGTTTTGATAAAGGAATTACATGCCACTCAGGTCACTCTGAAAGAGAGTCTTGGGAAGGATATAACGTACTCATGGTGATTCTTGATGAAATTTCTGGTTTTGCCACAGAGTCAACATCTGGTCACGATCAAGCAAAAACAGGATCAGCGATCTATGATATGTATCGTGCCTCAGTTGATTCACGTTTTCCAGATTTTGGAAAAGTTGTTCTTCTTTCATTTCCCCGATATAAGAACGACTACATTCAAACAAGATATAATGCAGTAGTTGTAGATAAGGTTGTTCATCAAAGAAGCCATACATTTAAAGTTGATGAAACAATTGAAGACTATAACAATGAAAACGAAAAGTATAATAACGAGTTCACTGTTGAGTGGGAAGAAGACGAAATTGTTGCATATAGATATCCAAGAGTATTTGCTCTTCGTAGACCAACATGGGAAATAAATCCAACAAGAAAGATTACGGACTTTAAAATTCAGTTCCTAACAAATCCCATAGATGCCCTGTCTCGCTTTGCCTGTATGCCTCCAGAAGCCGTAGATGCGTTCTTTAGGTCAAGGGAGAAGATTGAGACGTGTTTCTCTGGTCCAAATGGGGTGGATTCTTCTGGAAGGTTTGCAGACTGGTTTAAGCCAAAAGAAAATACTGAATACTACATACACGTTGACCTTGCACAAAAGCATGACCACTGTGCAGTGTCAATGGCACACGTTGATAAATGGGTAAAGATTGATACCTTTAACGACTATGATGTAATTAATCCATTTGTGATTGTAGATGCAATAAGATGGTGGACACCAACAGCAGACAAGACTGTAGACTTTAAAGATGTAAAGAACTATATATTAGAACTAAGATCAAGAGGGTTTAGAATCAAGCTCGTAACCTTTGACCGATGGAACTCATTTGATATTATGAACGAGTTAAAGTCTGTGGGTATGAACTCTGAAACCTTATCTGTTGCAAAGAAGCACTATGAAGATATGCAAATGCTTGTTGCGGAAGAAAGAATATATGGACCACACACAAATCTCCTCATAGATGAACTATTGCAATTACGCATCATTCGTGATAAGGTTGACCACCCAAGAAAGGGTTCTAAGGATTTGGCAGATGCTGTTTGTGGATGCATTTACAATGCAATAGTTAATTCCTCCAGAGGAACTAAAGAAATTGAAGTGCACAACTTTAAAGATTTTAGACCAAGCTCTCACAAAGATCTTTATGATGAGTATTCAAAGCCGATTACAAAGAGACCAGATGAAATGCCAAAAGATGTTGCAGACTTTTTAAGTGGGATGGGTCTTATCTAATGAATGAGTTTGAGGAGTTTTTTGAATATGGAGAAGAAGATTTATTCTTCTACATGCTTGAAAATGGATATTTGATTATGGCTGGCGTAGATAAAAACAATGATCCACTATATAGAATGACTCAAAAAATGGTAGAAGATTTTCCAGATTTGTTTCATGAGCACATGTCATTTACTAATGAATTAATCTTTGATTTATGGACCAAAGGATTTGTTGAAGTTAACATGGACAATGATGCAAAGTGGAGAATCTTGCCAAATGAAAAAACATTTAAGTTTAGAGATTATGAAGAAGATCTTACTCATGAAGAATGGTTATTAATGGAAGAAATTAATGAAATGATTGATGAAGATACCTCTTGACATTTTTATTTCTATAGTGTATTATATAATTTAAAGAATAAGATTGAATAGGAAAATGTCAGAAAAAACAATTGAGCTAAGATATTTTGATAAAGAAAATAAACTTTTCAAAGTAGTAAATCCAAAGGTAAAAAGAACTTGGATGGATGATACAGAAAATAATGCTTATCGCTGTACACCATTAAATGTTGCAAATACTTACGGGTGGTATGTATTGTGCCCAATGGATTTTACGGCTGAATGGAACGGTGGACCATTAGAATCAGATATTACTATAACAATAATTAATCCTCCAGAAGGAATTGATCATTCAGGATGCTCTGGTCTTCTTGCAACCAATTTCGGTCATGGCATATTAAGCTTTGCTCCAGACTTTATTGTTAAAACAAGTGCGGGAGTTTCAACATATGTTCGTGGAGTTCCAAACCTAGTTGCAAACGGAATACAACCGCTTGACGGTGTTGTTGAAACTGATTGGCTTGCCTTTACTTTTACATATAACTTTAAGTTTATCAAGCCAGGAAAAATTAAGTTTGAAAAGGGTCAACCACTATTTAGTTTCTTTCCAGTAGAAAGAGGGTATGTTGATCAGTTTGACACTCTAGTCTCATGTGTTGATGATTATCCAGAATTTAGAAAAGAATATGAAAGATATAGTAATCATAGGTCCATGCAACAGCTAGGGGCTACCCAAATAGATGGTCACTACAAAAGAGGAGAGAGTCCAGTTAAAAAATATGATATTGACAATCATTTAAAGACGGGAAAAATTAAAGAATTTAAATACTAAATACCCAGTCCCCAATAGCTCAATTGGCAGAGCGTTAAACTGTTAATTTAAATGTTCCTGGTTCAAGTCCAGGTTGGGGAGCAGCAGTATATGTTAGTCAGTTGCATATACTCCCACATGTAAAGTGGCATGGCAAACTGACATGCGAATGTTGCATAATGGTAGTGCCTCAGTTTTCCAAACTGACGGTGAGAGTTCAATTCTCTCCATTCGCTCTAAACATCATTGACTAATCTAATACAAGAGAGTATAATAATAATATGACCGAAACTGTAGAGCAAGTAGAACGTCAATTAAAAGTTGCAGATAGATGTGACAGGTGTGGATCTCAAGCCTTTGTTTTAGTAAAAGGTATTGCAGGAGAACTAATGTTTTGTGGACACCATTATGCTAAAAACCAAGATGCATTAGAAAAATATGCATATGAGATTTTTGATGAAAGAGAACATATAAATAGTCATTCTGCTTCAAGCCCTATTTAATTTTAGGGGTGGTAGCTCAGTTGGTTAGAGCCCTGAACTCATAATTCAGTATGCGTCAGTTCAAGTCTGACTCACCCCACGCCCTCGTAGCTCAGCGGATAGAGCAATAGGTTTCTACCCTACAGGTCGGGAGTTCAAATCTCTCCGAGGGCACTTTTAGGATATAATAGACTTGGGTTAAATACCTAATTTATAAGAAAAGAGTGATTCTAAATGGGTTCACCAATAGTTGGAGGTAAGGTTACAACACCTTACAAGAAGCTTGGTAAAATGTGGTCTAAAGGCTACCACACAGGAGTAGACTACGCTTGCAAAGTTGGAACAGACATTGTTGCTGTTGCAGACGGTAAGATTGAAAATGCATCCTGGGGTGCCAGCTATGGTACACAGCTAGTTCAAAAAGTTGAAGGTGGCTGGGTAATCTATGCACACCTTTCAAAGGCTCTAGTTAAGGCTGGAGATAAGGTAACAAAGGGACAGCACATTGGAGAGTCTGGTAATACAGGTAACTCCTCTGGTCCCCACCTTCATTTTGAAATGAGAGACAACATTAGATGGAGTGCAGGTAAGGACATTGATCCTGCTGCAATTCTTGCATCTTAATTAACAACAAAAACAAAAACCCTTGACAAACGTCAGGGGTTTTTGCTATAATATCTTATATGTCAAACATTAACACAGATTTATTAATTCAACAAATAGATGAATTAAAGCATTATGAAAATCCTGCAGTTCAATCTCCAGAATTTCAGGCATTTATTAACGGATGGAACAATGCACTAAAAGAAGTTATTTTAATTATAGAAAGTAAATAATGAAGACTTTAATAAATAAAGGATTTAAGTATGATTTCTTTGCACAAGAATGGTCACATACTTGCGGTGCTTGCAACACAGACCTATATGCACCAACCAGAAAACATCTAGAAGGAAACTTCTGGATTCATACACACTCAAAAAGCTGTCTTGGAGGATGGTAGTGAATAAAACAGAATTACAAAATGTAATCTCTTACGAAACAGATGAAGAGATGTTATTAATGGATGGATTTGAAGATGCCTTTATTGGTTTTTCAAAACGTTGCGGTCAACCAACATTAGCAACTTATTCATTTTTAAAAATGTTGCAGGTGCTTGTTGATCGTGATGATATGAGTTTTGAAGAGGCTGAAGAATATATAATGTATAACTGTGAGGGAGCATGGATGGGTGAACTAACACCAATCATATTGCACGAATACATTGATCCATTTATAGAGAATTGGAACAAGCATGCGTAGTGCAGTAATTGTAGATATTGATGGAACGGTATCTCACAGAAACAATCGTGAGATATATGATTACTCAAAAGTTATTCATGATACTCCAGACAAAAATGTTATTGAAGTTGTAAACGCTTTGTGGCGAGCTGGACATAAAATTATATTTGTTTCAGGTCGTGACGATTCATGCTTTAATGAAACATACAGGTGGCTAACATTAAACTGCCCACCATTTATTAAACTTTACATGCGTAAGTATGGAGACTTTAGACAGGACTCAATTGTTAAACGAGAAATTTACGAACAACTTATTGCACCTGATTATGATATTTTATGTGTGCTTGATGATCGCCAACAAGTAGTAGATATGTGGCGAGAACTTGGTCTTACTTGCTTACAAGTAGCCCCAGGAGATTTTTAATGGCTAAAAAAACACCAACCAAAAGTTACTTTATTAAATCAACAGATGAGCTAACAGAAATTTTTGTAAAAGGATTAAGAACGTATGTTAAAAGCCGTTTAGGTGAAACTGAAATGCATATGGAAGACTTTGCAGTAGAAGCAGCAAACTTTGCTGAATGTTTTTATGCAACAATGACGGCGTTACCAAAGGACCAAAATGGAATTTAAACTTTATCACGAAAAAGATGCTGGACCAGTAGTTCGCTGGTTTGCTACAAAAATATTAGGCATTCTTCATACAATAGAAAAGCCCTTGTACAACTATGCAGATATGTATACAGCAGTTTGGGATGACTATGAAAATGAAGATAACCTATCTGTGCCACACAACCAGATGGGTATATTTGACAATCTTGAGCCACTCCCACAGTTTGAACGCCTACAGGATGATTTGATTTAATGAAAACTAGGCACATAGCCCTTGTTGCACATGACAACAAAAAACAAGACTTATTAGAATGGTGTAAGATTAATCACGCTACCCTTAGTAAGCATCATTTGTATGCTACTGGTAACACTGGTGTCTTGTTGCAGAATGAACTGCACCTGCCAATTACTAAGTTTCTTAGTGGACCCCTGGGTGGGGATCAGCA